CGGGGCCTAAAAGGATTTAAAAAATGAACAAAGATAGATTACGCGAAGAAATCGCCGAAGACGAGGGCTGCAAGTACGAGGTGTATTTAGACCATTTAGCACTGCCAACTTGTGGTGTGGGTCATTTAATCACTGAGCATGACGAAGAATACGGCAAGCCCGTTGGCACCGTTGTCGAACAGGAACGAGTTAGAAACCTGTTTTCTTTAGACATTGCAGTAACGATTGATGAGTGCAAAGTTTTGTACTCAGACTTTGAGGACTTGCCGGAAGAGGCGCAACATATTATTTGTAACATGATGTTTAACATGGGTCGGCCTCGACTAAGCAAGTTCAAAGGTATGAAGGCTGGTGTGGACGCCCGTGATTGGAACGCCGCAGCCAACGAGATGGTAGATTCCCGGTGGTATACACAGGTCCCAAATCGGGCCAGACGTTTGGTAGATCGTATGAGAGCTCTTGCGGAATCCGAATAGTATGTTATAAGAAGACATAGGATTTAATGCGGAGTTATCGGAGTGGATGAAGTTTACTTTGCGGAAGCTGTTTTTCGCATAATAAAAGAACGGCGACAGGCTATTTACGATTTGTTGATTTATGACAACGTAAACAGCATAGAGCAATATCGTGAGCTCATGGGCAATTTAAAATCCCTAGATCACGTGGAACAGGAACTCAAGAGCCTGCTAGATAAACAGGAGCGATCAAATGACTGACGCAAAGATCAACCTCGCAGAGGTTTCGGAAGGTGTTGAAAACATAGCTTCCGCGTATAAAGATGTTACCGACAAGGTATTAGACCCCAGTGCTATTGGGGAGTCTCTCCTAGAAAGAATGCCTAGCCCTACAGGGTGGAGAATTCTGGTTTTACCGTACAGAGGTAAGGGTAAAACTGACGGGGGTATTTATTTGCCAGACGCTGTTGTTCAAGAACAAACCGTATCTACTCAGGTAGGATATGTGTTGAAAGTGGGTTCTTTAGCTTACAAAGACAAAGAGAAATTCCCTATGGGGAGTTGGTGTGAGCAGGGGGACTGGGTGATGTTTGCGCGTTACTCAGGTTCACGTTTTAAAATAGACGGCGGCGAAGTTCGTATTTTGAACGACGACGAAATATTGGCAAAAATACAAGAACCCGAAGACGTTCTTCATTTCTAGGAGTAGAAAATGGCAGAGGATAAGCAACAAATTGAATTAGATCTGGAAGAAGATTCAGATACTGAGGTTGAGCTAGAAGCTCAGAAGGATGAGGATTCGCCCTCGGTAGAGGCTCAGACTGAGGATCAGTTTGAAAAAGCTGAAAATGCCACGCAGAAACGTATTGATCGTTTGACCAAAAAAATGCGTGAAGCGGAGCGTCAGAAAGAGGAGGCTCTACGGTACGCTCAAGGTGTTCAGTCAGAAGCTCAAAAACTTCAAGAGCGCATGAACACCTTAGACACTAGCTATGTTAATGAATATAGCACTCGTGTTGAAACCCAAATGGGCACAGCAGAACAAGATTTAGCTAGAGCGATTGAGATCGGTGATACGAACGGCGTGGTTGAAGCGCAACGTAAAATCACCGGTTTGGCTATTGAAAACGATCGCGCCAGACAAGCCAAGATGCAGCAGGAGCGATATGCTCAACAGGCTGCGGCTCAACAGCAGCAGCAGGTTCAACAGCCTATGCCGCAGCAACAGCCCCGAAGACCGGATCCCAAGGCCGCCAGTTGGGCGGATCGGAACGAGTGGTTTGGGTCAGATGAAGCCATGACTTATGCGGCTTTTGGTGTACACAAAAAACTTGTTGAGAACGAAGGGTTTGACCCGCAGTCCGATGAGTACTATACTGAGTTAGATCAGCGAATGAAGGAAGAGTTCCCTCATAAGCTAAACGGTGGTAGCAGACGGCCCGCTCAGACGGTTGCTTCCGTATCCCGATCAAGTTCTGGGCGCAGTAGTGGGAAAAAGGTTAGACTCACCCCTAGCCAAGTTGCGATAGCAAAGAAATTGGGTGTGCCGCTTGAAGAATACGCGAAATACGTGAAGGAGTAGGTTAAATGTCTGAAGAACAAAACGAAATGTTTGAAGGTACAGTGAAACGTACTGCTCGCGCAAACCAGACTAGGGATAAGACGGCGCAGCGTAAGCCGTGGGCTCCCCCGTCTATGTTAGATGCACCGCCTGCACCGGATGGTTTTAAGCATCGTTGGATCCGGGCTGAAACCCGTGGTTTTGATGATACTAAAAACGTCAGCGCAAAAATGCGCGAGGGTTGGGAACTGGTTCGTAAGGACGAGTATCCAGACTTTGAGGCCCCGGTACTTGATACAGGTAAATATGAAGGTGTGTTTGGAGTAGGTGGTCTTGTTCTTGCTCGTATACCGTTAGAAACTGTTGCAGAAAGAAAAGCATATTTCGATAAGAGAAATGCGGATCAGATGCAAGCGGTGGACCACGATATGATGAGAGAGAACGCTCATTCAACTATGACGATCAATAAACCCGATCGTCAATCTCGTGTAACCTTTGGCGGTCCACAAAAATAGGGGCCGCCCTGATTAGGAGAAAAATCAAATGGCAAATCAAGATACTGCCTTTGGCCTTCGTCCTATCGGGATTAATGGCGCAGGTGCCAACACTACTGGTGTAACTCAATATGAGATCGCATCCAACAACACTAATGCAATTTTCCAGAACTCACCGGTTATTCCGTTGGCGGCTGGTGTAATTGACATTGTTGGTAATGCAAACGGTGGTACAGTTCCTGCTCTTGGAGTCCTGATGGGCGTAGAATATGTAGATAGCTCTACAAAGAAGCCTGTTTTCAAAAATTACTGGCCCGGTTCAAACAACGCTAGCGTTGACACAAATCATCCTGTCAAAGCTTTTGTTGCGGACAACCCAAACCAGTTGTTTATGATAGCTGCGGATACCACAACTACAGACAGAGCAACCGCTCTTGCTGATGTGTTCTCCAACTGCTCTCTTGCAAACGGTACATCTGGTTCTACTGCAAACGGTCGTTCCACTGCTGAACTAGACATTTCTACCGCAGCTACCACTGCAACACTATTGATGCGTATTGTTGGTTTATCGCAAGATGAAGCCAATCTAGATTACGCCTCTGCTGGTGTGAACTTTGTAGTTCGGTTTAATTTCCATCACAACGCGCCTGTGGCAGCTTCGGCTTCACAGACCACGTCGTTGTCAACCGGCATTTAAGGAGGGAATAGATAATGGCTATTTCTCGCGCACAATTAGCGAAAGAGCTTGAGCCCGGCCTGAATGCCTTGTTCGGTCTTGAGTACGATCGCTACGAAAATGAACATGCTGAGATCTTCGATGAAGAGTCCTCAGATCGTGCATTTGAAGAAGAAGTGATGCTCGGTGGTTTCTCAACGGCTCCAGTCAAAGGTGAAGGCGCGTCCATCAACTTTGATGATGCCCAAGAGACATACACTGCCCGTTACACACACGAGACAATCGCTCTGGCTTTCTCTATCACAGAAGAAGCTATCGAAGACAATCTTTACGATCGTCTGGCGTCTCGTTACACCAAAGCTCTGGCCCGTTCAATGGCTCAGACAAAGCAGATCAAAGCGGCGTCTATTTTGAACAATGCGTTCACAGCCGGTGCTTCTGCTATTGGTGACGGTGCAGCACTTTGTTCAACCGCACACCCGTCTTTGTCGGGCAATCAGCGCAACATCTTGTCAACCGCAGCAGACCTCAACGAGACTTCTCTTGAGCAAATGTTGATTGATGTTGCTGGTTTGACTGATGAGCGTGGTCTGAAGATTGCGGTTCGTGGCACAAAGTTGATCATCCCGAAAGAGTTGCAATTTATTGCAGAGCGGGTTCTCAACTCAAACCTTCGTCCGGGTACTGCCGACAATGACGCAAATGCGATGAAGAACATGGGTATGATTCCAGAAGGTGCAGTGGTTAACCACTTCCTGACGGACACTGATGCCTTCTTCATCAAAACAGATGCGCCAAACGGTTTTAAGTACTTTAACCGGTCACCAATCAAAACTGCTATGGAAGGTGACTTTGACACCGGAAACATGCGGTTTAAAGCCCGTGAGCGTTACAGCTTCGGTGTTTCAGATTGGCGTTCTGTCTTCGGCACAGAAGGTGCTTAATAAAAAATCTCTCCTCCCGTAGAGATTAGAAAGAGCGGCTTCACAGTCGCTCTTTTTTATTGTATAGTTTTTACATCCCTGACAGCCGCATCCTGTGGCTGACATTAGCCACGACAGGAGTTTGACATGGCGAACACAACTTTTAACGGTCCCGTCCGTTCAGAAAACGGTTTCAAATCCATCATCAAGAATGCGACAACCGGCGCACTTACTAATGAGATGGTTCTTTCTACATACACCGCCACCATTGATATTGCTGCTACAGGCACTGAGCATAAAGAAGCTGCTATCGGCATTCCATCCAACTTTATTCCTATGGGCGTAGCTATCACTGTTGTTACTGCGGCTGCAAACGCCGTTAACCTTGTTGATATTGGTACAGATGCTGATACAGACGGTTTCGTAGACGGTGTATCAATTGCTATTAACGCTGCTGGTTTTAAGGGCTTTTTCCCTTGTAACGGTGTTTTGGGCATGTCTGGTGGAACAACTACTGCGGCAACCGAGACTGCGGATGAGGTAGAAGTTGTTATTTCTGGAACAGCCGGTGCTGGCGGTCAGCTATCACTGAAGTTCTTCGGTATTTCATCCGACTCACCAACAGCCTAACAGGAGGCTGCAATGTCTGACTCTGATGTAAGATCAAAACGGGTGACTGCAACAGGCTCGCTTGCTGTAGGGCCTGCACGAATTCGTCAGATACAGTTGAAAACAGCGGCAGGTACACCTCGTCTTACTATCACTAACGGTAACGGCGGGGCCACTGTGCTTGATCTTGATTTTAACGCATCTACAACGCATTCGGTGAACATCCCGTCGAACGGTATTCGTGTGGACGATATTTATATATCAGCCGCAACTAACCTTACGGCGATAACGGTATTCTTTAATTGAGGTAGGTTATGGCTCCTCGTAAAGCTGCAATGCCGAAGAAAAACAAGAAAAATTTCCGCCCCACCGAAAAAGGGGCGGGAATGACTAAAGCTGGTGTTGCGGCATACAAACGCGCAAACCCCGGTTCTAAGTTAAAAACGGCTGTTACTGGCAAGGTGAAGAAGGGGAGTGCTGCGGCTAAACGCCGTTCTTCTTATTGCAGTAGATCAAAAGGCCAGATGAAAATGCATAACATAAGTTGCAAAAAGACGCCTAAAAAGCGTATTTGCGCCGCTCGTAGGAGATGGAAATGTTAGGTCAGCAGTTCATAGCGGGAACGCTTTTTGTAGCTTTAGTAGGCGTTTGCGTTACAGGTGTTACTTGGATCTCGGCTACTCTGATAGAAGTAGACAAAAACATAGCCGTTATGGCCGTAAAGACCGAGGATAATAGTCAAAAAATAGATGAAGTTCACATAATGCTTAAACCTATGTGGGAAGAGTTTACGGGCCGGACCTATGAAGGCAACATTGCTTTTAAAACGAAGGGTGGTTAGGTATGGGTAGTGCAGTAAATTTAGGTGCAGGGCAGTGTCCTACTGGTAAAAGTAGCGTTGTCCGCATGAAAAAAGGGGGCAAGGTAAAAAGTGGTGGTAAGATCTGTCCCAAAGGGAAAGCGTGGGCCAAGCGCACATTTGACACATACCCGTCAGCGTATGCAAACATGGCCGCTTCAAAGTATTGTAAAGACCCCAACTACGCTAAAAAATCAAAGGGCAAGTAATGGGTCAGTTAAAAGAATGGGTGAAACAGGACTGGGTTAGGATTGGATCAGATGGTTCTATCAAAGGTAAATGTGGTACTTCAAAAGATAAGAGTAACCCTGATCGTTGCTTGCCTAGAGCTAAAGCTAACAGTCTATCGAAAAGTGAACGCGCTACAACGGCTCGTAAGAAGAAGCGGGCAGGCTCTAAAGGAAAAACTACAGTCGCTAACACAAAAGCTGCGAAGGTAACAGGTTTACGAAATGGTGGGGCTGTAACGAAGCCTAAACGGCCATTTAACGGTAGGTCTGTTCCGGGAACGGCGGTAGCACGGGGTTGTGGCGCTGTTATGTCAAATCGTAGGAAAAGAACCAAAGGTTCTGTAAGTCAAGCATAGGAGCTTAAAATGGCAAAAGAATTTATGACTATGGAAGAGTATTCAGCAGATCTTGTTGGCGGAAACATGCGGTCTAAAGGCATGGCTAAAGGCGGCGCGGTTGGCATGAAAAAGAAGGGCTACGCTAAAGGCGGTAAAGTCCAGAAAATGGCTGGCGGCGGCATGATGATGAAGAAAAAAGGTTACGCGAAGGGCGGTAAGGTAAAATAACTTGCCTTATCTTCAGAGCAATATACCGCATTTCAAATGTTGGGTGCGAAGGGAATACACCTGTAACCATTTGAAATACCAAGGTGAGTTTCTTCATGCTATGGCGGTTGCCGTTACTACAATGCCTAGCCGGTGTTTAAGTTTTCAGATGATATTCACCGGCTGCGAGGCAGATGGGACGGATGATCCAAATATCCACGGGGGAGCGATGTGGGCTAGAATGCCTATTACGGCTCTTGTGGGCGATACTCCTTTTGAAGAATGGCCCGAACCTATGCCTGTCCATTTGGCGCAACCTTGGGACTGCATGTCCCATACACACGCAGTTTATCGTTTAGATAGAGCTCATCCTTGCCCGTGGCTTGCCAAAATAGGGCCTGATTTTTTCCCGGCTAAATACTATTTTACGGTAGATTATACCGAAAGTGAGATAGCGGATGATCCCGCCCAGCACAAACAAAGCCACGTTCTAGAACTTTTGGATGCGGGTCCTTACACCGGAAATATTGTTGCGTTGCCTAACAATCGTGTTCGTGTTACGCATCCAGCGTGGTTTGAAACAGGTGAAGGTCCCCCTGATTTTCTACCTTCGCAGCATATACACTATTCAAAATCGGATTTAGACTATACAATGGATGTAAATCAGATCTTCGACAACCTGTATGCGGAAGATAAGAAATGACCCTTTCTGGTAGCACAAATTTTGAGTTAGACGTAACGGATTACGTTGAAGAGGCGTTTGAGCGATGCGGGCTGCAAGTTCGCACGGGGTATGACTTGAAGACAGCTAGACGCTCGTTAAACCTGATGTTGGCAGAATGGGCCAATCGGGGTCTAAACCAGTGGACTATTGCTCAAAGCACTCAGGCAGTTACTTCTGGTACAGGCGACTACACTTTAGGAACTAACATTATTGATATTCTATCTGTTGTGGTGCGAAGAGATGGAACCGATTTTGCCTTAACTAGGATGAGTCGGGATGATTATCTAACTATTCCAACAAAAACGACTACGGGTAGACCTAACCAGTTTTTCTTAGACCGACAAGTCACGCCGGTTTTAAAAGTTTGGCCTGTTCCAGAGAACAGCACCGATGTTATTATATATGATGCCTTAACTAGAATGGATGACGCGGACGAGTACACTAACACTTTAGATGTTCCGTTTAGGCTGTATCCTTGTTTAGCTGCGGGATTAGCGTATTATATATCCATCAAAAGAGCCCCGAATAGAGCACAACTCTTAAAAGCAATGTATGAAGAAGAGTTTGAAAGGGCTATGGCAGAAGACCGGGATAGAGCATCCTTTAATGTTGTGCCGCAGTTCCAATATTTTAGGACAACATAATGTCACGTTTTGCCTCTGGAAAAGACTCTTATGCTATTTCAGATAGATCTGGCTTTAGGTATAAATACCGTGACATGCGAAAAGAGTGGAACGGGTTGCTTGTCGGAAAAGATGAGTTTGAGGCAAAACAACCGCAATTAGGTCCTTTCCGTAAAGTCTTTGACGCTCAAGCTTTAAAAGACGCCCGCCCACCAGAGCCCGAAACTTTTACTGTTTTAGTGGGTAATCCGCCTTTAGAAGACCCTAATATGGCTTTTATAAAAGCTTCAGCGCAAGTTGGTCAGGTAATAGTTGATTTACCTACGATAATACCGTCTACGGCCACTCCTACGGGTCTTAGCGCGACAGCCAGTGTGGGCACGGTGACTACAACAGGGGTGACCATAAATCAGACGTTCGCGGTAACTGTTGCAAATCCGGGTTCTGGCAACAAATACTATATAGATGGTGTTCAGCAAGCCACGGTAACACTTACCGAAGGTAACACTTATCGTTTCGATCAGTCAGACGGTACTAACTCCGGACACCCTTTACGTCTATCCACCACCTCGGATGGAACACATGGCGGCGGGTCACAATACACTACGGGCGTAACAACCACTTCTTCTTACACTCAAATCACAGTTGCTGTGGGGGCCCCAACCCTGTATTATTACTGTACTAATCACAGTGGCATGGGCGGACAGGCGAACACACCATGAGCTACACAAAAACAACTTTGAA